TTCGGAGATTTCTTCAGCCAGCTATACGGGCTAGCTGATGGGATTAACGAATACTGTGTGGGTATCAACATTGAATCGCCAGCTTCATTCAATTTGATGGGGAGAGCTTTGTCTTTGAATGATCAAGGATATGATGTGGATGTGAAGAATTGGGATGGCCATTACACTGCGCAATTAGCTTTTGCTGTGTTGGATGTTGTGAACGGTGTGTACAATGATTCGGACGAAAACAAGATCCTGCGTCACACGCTTGTTGAAAATATGTTGTTTGGGTATGTTCAATACAAGGATTTGGTGTATCAAAAACACACCGGAATGGTGTCAGGCTTTGCAGGAACTGCTGATTTTAACACTCTTGGACACATTCTTCTTTCAGATACTATCTGGATGGAGACTATGTACGAGAGTGGTAATTCACATCTGTTAGCTTTGGCAGCAAAACAAGCAAAGACATTGGATTTGATCTATGGTGATGATCGGTTCATTGTCGTTTCGAAGGACATAGAAGAATTCTACAACGGAAATACAATCGCTCAACGTTATCGCGATTATGGATGGCCAGTTACCAGTGCCGAGAAATCCGATGTAGGTGATTCTGTGCCCATACAGAGAATGCAATTCTTGAAGAGAACTTTCCGACAAGATGAGAATGATGGATTTTACTTCCATCCGTGTATGGATCCTGACACAATCAACAATTTGGTCTGTTACATCAGAAAGACCAATGCACCAAGATCACAGTTTGCATCTAATGTTACCATGGCATTAGACTTTGCAGCCGACCACGGTGAAACTTTTTACAACCAGTTTCGTGAAAAGTTGAAGAACGCACTTGAAAAAGAGTGCTACAAGTTGAAACTGGAGACGTTTAAGACAATGTATCTGATTAAGAAAGCAAGATACTTTGGTAAGGAAAACAAACAAAGGCTTGATAACACCAAGTTTGCAAACGTTTCGGCAATTGACCCCATGGACTATAATTATTTTCTGTAAATTTAAGAGTAGTATATATATTAACATTTATTTGGTGGCTTTCTATTTAACCATTTAACATACATTACAG